TTACTTTGGTGGAGCAGAGAAAAGCATGTACGCCTCAATGTTGCTGTCTGTTGGAATACGTCGTATCGGTCTTAATCTAACCCACTTGGCTATTCCAAAAAAGAAACAATTAGACCTACGCACAAAATATGAAAATAGTGAGTTATTGGTATACACGTCAGAAGGTGACGAAGACGTGGTTCGTTACGATGCCTTCTTGCGAGCGTGCGCTGATGACCTAACACTGGTTATAGGTCGTCCCGATTACGATGGAACATGGTTGGGAGAAAAGTATGTACCTATTTGGAACGATGCCGACGACCTTGAACGACTGAACTGGATTTGCCAAAAGAACGGCAGGGTAGCCATTAGCGACAAAGCCCTGACAAAGCACCACCATAACCGCTTGAACGCCATTGCCATGCGTTGGAATGCCGAGATGGTGGGGCTGACCTCAAAGCCAAACAACATTGAAAACTACAGATGGGATTCCGTGTTGGTCAACTCCTGGACGAGCGCCGTACGTTACGGTGAAACACAAGTATGGACAGGACACGGTTTACGACGTTATCCAGCCCAGCAAAAGGACTCAGCACGTAAACGACATAGGATAGACATTGAGCGTCTAGGCGTGTCCTACGAGAGCGTCGTGGCTGACGAAGTTGATGCCGTAAGCAAATTGGCAATCGTGTCCTGGAAACGTTACGAAGAACATACTTTTGGGGGCTATGACACCATGACGTCAGGCAGTCAAGACACGACTGACAATACGGAAAGTAGTGACATAATTATTACACCCCCCCACGGTGGCAGTTTGGCAAATGTGGAAAATAGGGGTACAAGTATTATTATCCCCCCTCCTGAAAAGCGGAACGAAAACGATAGGTTATTATTGCCCGTCATTGGCGTAGAAACTATAACGTCAATGGGTTCGCAAACCATTGATGAACATGGGGAATCTATTGAAGTTGCGCCAGAACAAACGAACGTAATTCGCTACTCAGGGGCACTTTTACGGCAGTGCGATAATTGTTATCTGGCCTCTAAATGTCCCGCATTTAAGGAACATACAGAATGTGCGTTTAAGTTACCCGTAGAGATACGAACTAAAGACCAACTTCAAGCCGCCCTTAGAGCCATGATTGAGATGCAGGTCAGCCGAGTGATGTTTGCTAGATTTGCCGAAGAGTTGGAGGGACAAGGGCTTGATGTTACTTTATCATCAGAAATGGACAGAGCCTTTGAGATGATTGAAAAGTTCAAAAACATCAACGATACCCGTGACCTTGTTCGTTTTGAGGTAGAGGCTCGTGGAACGAGTGGGGTACTGTCTAGACTATTTGGGCAACGAGCAGCCGACCAAGCCAACGCCCTACCTTATGGGGGTCTTGGACCGTCAGCCACCGATGCCTTCTATCAGGAAGTTATAGATGTGGAAGAGGAGTAATGAAGACACTTCCCTACGATTACAAATGTCCTAAATGTGGGAGAACAGTATCAGTACTTAGTAATAAGTATCCGCCTGTGTGTGCGAATAAGCACTCACATTCAACTATTAATGTAGACATGGAGTTACAAAATGTACGAACAAAGGAAAATCACGGACGTTGGAATTGACATGGACGGGGTGGTCTACCCGTTTATGAGCGCACTTAAAAAGTACTGCCAAGACGTACTTGAAATGTCATATCTTCCAGAACCAACCCGTTGGGACTTTTACGAAGATTGGGGAATGAGCCACGGTGAGTTTTACGCTTTGCTTGACTCAGCCCCCGTTACCCATCGTTTGTTTGCATCCGAGTCACCAATGAAGAATGTATACGGTGGTTGGGAAATGTTAAGGAATATGGGGGTCAAGTTGCACGTCATCACTGCTCGTCCAACAACGGCGTGGGCACAGACCGCTGAGTGGTTACATGACCACGAACTCGTTCCAGACCACTTGCACTTCACCGACGACAAAACTATTCTTGCCCACACCGCCAAAGAACATTCGGCAATGATTGACGACCACCATGTTTACTATCAACAATTGGAAAAGGCTGGCGTATTTGCCGTACTTCACGACCACCCATGGAATAATCAGTTTGAGGCGTCTTATCGTGTCAATTCTCTGGTAGAATTCGCTAGACTAATTAAGAAGGTTAACAATAGGGAGATTCCATGGCATCCAGCGAGCGCAAACAAGTACTCATTGATGCAGCCAACCTGATTGTTGGAGACCGTAACGACGATTACGGCGACCCATACGACGACTTCAGTTTGACTGCCGATTTGTGGCACGCTTATTTGATGCGTACACGAGGCAAAAGGAAGGGTTTTGTCATTTTCCCGCACGACGTTGCGGTCATGATGACACTGTTGAAGATTAGCCGCCTTTCATGGACTCCCGAAAAACGTGACCATTGGTTGGACATCGCAGGCTACATTGGCTGCGGATGGGATTGTGTTGACCGTAATCCACCCACTAGCCACGAAAGTATTGAGTCCGATGATGAGACATTTGTTTGATGTTTACGGAAAACCTTCGGTTGCCAAAAGTGTTCTCGTTCCAGAAGTAGAGCGTATGTATAAAGCGTTTAATTCCCTTGCCCCACTGTTGATGAATAGTGCTATTGACCTGCAACAAATTGCAAAGAACACAAACTTGTCTCTGACGGAACTTCGTTATGACGGATGGGAAGCATTATTCAAGTACATTAGAGGATTGGAAGAAACCGTAAAGAAAGTGGAAGCAGACTTAGAAGCACAATATAAAAAAATGCGTGATTTGGTAATATTTGTAGAAGAAACGTCGCAAAGGGTGGTAAAACTTTATCGTGAGGGTACTCTCCGAAATCCCAATGACTGATGACGTGGCGAAACAAAGCCCTGTGCAAGGGAAAGCACATTGACTTGTGGTATCCGCCACTAGAAGCGGATAATCAAGACGAGTATTATGCTGTTGCTCGTGAAGTTTGTCATGCTTGTCCAGTGTGGAGGAAATGCTTGAACGACGGGATGAACGAGCAATGGGGAATGTGGGGAGGACTCACACCATTAGAAAGAACAGCATTTAACAAAAAGCCAAAGAAAACAGCATTTAAGCCGCATGGCACTGTTACAAGGTACCGACAAACTTGTTATTGTAAAAAGTGTGTTAATGTAAACGAAACGATAAAACAACAAAAGAAGGACTTTAGCGTTGTGCCAAGCATGCAAGACAAAGATTTTGATTTGTTTGCGATTTTGTATCAACTCCTTCAGTAATCCTTGCTATGCTGGATAGCAGACCGTAACTACCTGGCGCTCGTCGTCAATTTGTTACGGTTTTCTGTTATACCAACCGACAAGGAGAACGTTCTGTTACGGCACTGGGTTTCATCCATAGTCTTATTTATTGGAACACTCACAGTAACTATATTTGGGCAATTGGTAACGTCAGACGGACCAGCAACGACAGGAGACCTTGTTGAGGTAGAATTTGTGTACCCAGGTGGTTATACCTACGACCAACGCATCGTGGAACCGACGACCACAACTACCACAACTACCACAACTACTACCAAGCCTGAAAAACCCGACCACACAAGAAACGCAATAAACGAAACGGAAGCCTGTCCCCAGTACGAAGCCCTGTTTAGGCAGTACGAGTTAAAGCCCGTAAAGGTGTTTTCCTACATTGCTTGGAGGGAATCAAGGTGTCATCCCAAAGCGGTCAATGCCAAATGGGACAACCAGGGCAACGTCACGTGGACGCTGAACGAGGACGGCTCTATTGACCGTGGGTTGTTACAAATTAACTCTTCATGGAAGACCGTCACCGCCAACGTCTGCGGCTCCGAGTTAGGAGATATGGAAGTTTTGTATAATTTGGACTGTAATCTCAGGGTTGCCAAATATCTGCTGGATAACGGTGGATTAGGGCACTGGGGCATGTAACATAGTAATCCGTCAAACAAGACGACCACACAACAGGAGACAAACATGTTGATTGATACAAAAGACCTCTGCGGTACGGCAGAAGCCGCAGCCGTGCTGGGCGTTGTAAAACAGCGCATTCACACGCTTCGTAAGCGTGCCGATTTCCCACAGCCCATTGTTATTCTGGCTGCCACCCCGCTTTGGGACGGAAACGCTCTGCTTGCTTTCAAGGCAACGTGGAAGCCCCATCTTTCGCAGGACACGACCACACATTAATGAGAATAGGTGTCGTCTCTGCTGACCGCCTACACCCATCAGTAACACCAGACAAATTTCCCCATTGGGGAGGTTCTGGTTGGGCACGTATAGCGAAGTACCTTCCGCACCTGAACTATAACTACGTGGTGGGTCGTTTAGTATGGTATTACACCGAACTAAAAATTGAGGATGATAAAGGTATTCTTCACGACGTAGACGTCATCATCATGCAACGAATGATGAATGCGGGATTAGAGAGCCACATCGGAAAAGCAAGGGCAATCGGGCAAGTCATTATCAACGATGTAGACGATTGGTATTGGGGTCTTGACCCAAGCAACAATGCGTGGAAGGCATCACATCCCAAGCACAACCCAAAAGAAAACATTAACCATTACAAATCAATACTTGCAGTTAGCGATTTGTTGTTGGTATCAACTCCGTTTTTGTACGAGCGCATCAGTAAATGGAACAACAATGTATTGTTATTCCCAAACACCGTTGATACCAAAGCGTTTGCAAAACACGACCACACAGGAAACGACTATGTATCTATTGGTTGGGTTGGTTCTACCGCACACCGTAGTGGGGATTTACAAATACTTCGTGGAGTTCTTAATCAAATGACGACCACACAAAATACGACCACACAGGTGCGCTATTATCACGGAGGCTGGCACAAGCACTCTCCGCATTTCTGGGACGAGGCAGGAGTTTCCAAATGTTTGGTGGATGTAGAGCCGTTGTGTGACCCTGAACGTTATCCAAGTTTAATGAAAATGGACGTAGGCATCGCCCCGTTGAGCAATAAGCCATTTAACGAAGCCAAATCTGAAATAAAGTTGTTGGAGTACTCAGCAAGTGGTATCCCGTGGGTCGCATCTGGCACACACTCGTACGTGCGTTTGCGTGACGAGTGGGGCGCAGGGCGCATCGCACATCGTCCGAACGAGTGGCTGCGCCACCTGCGTGAACTTGTTGGTTCACAGCAACTACGCAAGGAGGAAGGCGAACGGCTGTACGAGTTGGCACGCACACGGGACATCATGAGGGGTGTGGCTCAATGGCACGAGGTGTTGGCATCGGTGTGACCAGCGTCACCTAACCCGACTTGACACGGATACTATGTCATGTGGTAACTTTGGGGTAGGAGGTAGTCACGTGTCTTATGAGGAACATAGTGGCTAACGTCGCCGTATTGCCCAAACAGCAAGTTCAGATAAGGGCATCGCTTATTGCCCGTAGTATGCCTTTGGGATTACTTGACGACGCACAAGTGGACGAGTGGGTCAAGGCACAGAACCTTGATGAACTTACTTTCGTGAGTGCCAACGACCTGTTGGATTACTTGTCGGTGTTGCCCGTTACACGCACCGCATCGCAGGCGCACCTGCCGATGAGTGCAACACGTATTCTCGTGAACAGGCGAAAGGACGAGTGTGCGCTGTGCAAGGGTGACGTGCTCGCTGGCTTGGGGCTGTATGTGTTTAACAATGGTGGCTGGCTGACGTATCACAACAGCGAGGACTGTCCTTCCGTTACGGAACTGCCCGAACTGAAATGGGACAGCGTGACGTTGCTAACGAACTTGGAACTGTTTGTGTACGGGCTGGAACGCATGCCGAAAGTTGTAGTGTCTCGTCCTGAACTCGTGGAACTGTCCAAGTCACACAACGCTGAACTTGGCTTTGATTTGGATTTGCCGTTGTTGCCGTACCAACGTGCTGGCGTGAAGTACGCATTGGAGGCTCGCCGTGTGTTGCTGGCAGATAGCATGGGCTTGGGTAAAACAGCACAGGGCATCGCATTGGCATTGGACACCATGATGAGCAAAGGTAAGACGCTCGTGGTAGTTCCTCCGCACTTGCGCCTCCAATGGGTGAAAGAGTTTCGTCGCTTCGCACCGTCTATCAGGGTCATCACGGCGAAGGGACGCAAGCCCCACTCACTTGGCAAACACGATGTTCTCATCATTGGCGACAGCGTAGTGAGTGCGTGGGCAACGAAGTTGGCTGGCAAGTACGACACGCTCATCGTGGACGAGGCGCATAGCATCAAGAACGAAAAGGCACAACGCACACGTGGTGTCGGATACATC